CTATGCCTTTACGTGGAACCATTCTGCCTATGTAAAGGTAATAATCTCCATCGCCTTTACCTAGCGGGAACATATCAGGATCTAAGTAACCTGGAATGACCGCATCAAAGAATGAACCATCTACTTGCGCTGCGTTCTGATGTTGAGCGTAGACTGCGTGCATCCAGGCATATGATTCAAATACTCGATACTTAGAAAAGATACCTGAGTATCCAACACCGAACTCCACTGTCATCATATGTGGCAGTGCATCTGAGATTGGCTTATGACTTGCTCCGCCAATGACACAGATAAAATCTGTCTTCTCTGCTCGCTTCTTAATCTCAGCAGCAGCCTTCTTATTAAACTTCTGCCAGTGAGGTAAACGGTAATCAAACGGTGCTTCTACATAAGGCTTGTTACCTACAACGATACGTCGTTGCGTTTCAGTGATGCAAGGGATAAGTTCATCTACTTCGGCTTCGTTCTTTTCGCCTGCGTAGAGATAGACTGTATGGCCTAAGCCCTTCATCATATTGCAGAACCTGCGTACCTTTTCAGTGTACGCACAGCCTGCGAAATCTTTAGTTGTGTTAGTATGTGGTAGTGCTACGACGTGGAATCTCATACCACAATTCTACTGAAAACCCTGGAAATCGGAGACTAACTCGCCGCGTAAATCTGAGAATCCATCGTGTTGAATTACCAGATTTGGATGGGCAATATAGGCATTAGTCCTGTTAGCCCAGACCCTATAGGCAATGTCTATATGGCGGTCAAACTCTCTGGCTATCTGGATAAATAAATCTACCTTGGCTGGGTTGACACAATAGGCTTGAGTCCCTGTTGAGACTACCTGTCTGACCCAGTGTTTATTGACTGGCTTAGTCTCATTTTTTACTGCTCCTAGATAGAAGATATCCCAGTCTTCGGGCAGGTCTGCCATATATTCATCAAAGACCTCATTGAAGTCTTCTCTAAATTTAGCATCATCTTCGCAGATAAGAACCATCTCATCTGGCTTTATCTTTCGTAGAACCTCTATATGACTTAACCTGCCAGCCACTATCGGGTCCATACCTAGGAACTGTCCATCCATTGCTGAATGTACTTCAAAGTCAAAGCCAACTGTTTCGGCTTCTTTACGGAACTGCTCTAAACGATCTGAACGCCTATTGACATTGATGACAATAATTCTGTCAAAGTATTTGTCGAGACTCACATACCACCTAAGATTGAAAGTTATATTATTTTACCACAACAAAAGCAATTCAATGTCTTCTTGGGTTAACCCTAGTCGGTTCATTAAGTCTTGTCTTTGCTGTAAGACTTCTGCGTAGGATGCGATATTGGCTTGTATTTTTTCTTCTAAATTGTCAATGCCATTTTCACTTACTACTGCAAGTAGTCCATCTTCGGCATAGGCAACACAGTTATTATCTTCCTCAAACTTATTGTTATCCCATTGTAAAGGAATTGGAGTATACGTCTGCTTCATTTATATCTCCTATATCTTCTTTGCCCAGAAATTACAATTAGTTCCAGTGGTTGTTGTGATATTAGCGCCACCAGATTTACACTGGATTTCAACATAATCATTAAGAGCAAAGTTATACAAAGTTGTAATGACTCGACTGTCACCAGGACCACCGTTACCAGCATTTGCCTCAGCAATAACTGTTGTTCCATTAAGTAAAATGCGGATAAACATAGATTGGTTAGCATTAGAAGTAACCGTTGAGCCAACAATAAATTTTCCAGCAGTTTTAATTGTCAAACGACTGTTATTGGTTGAGTTGTCGTGCATTGTATCAGTGTCAAAATCTTCACTATCAAATGCAATAGTAGTGTAAGTTGTTGTACAGGTAGTTGTGCTGTTAGCAAAAGCACGAACTGAGATATCGGTTAATCCCGCACCTGTAGGACCAGTTACACCTGTAGGTCCTGTTGGACCTGTAGGTCCTGTAGGTCCAGTAGCACCTATCGCTCCAGTAGTACCAGTAACTCCTGCTGGTCCTGTTACTCCAGTTGGTCCAGTATCACCTGTTATACCTTGCGGTCCAGTTGGTCCTGTTGCTCCTGTAGGACCAGTAGCACCTGTAGGACCAGTAGCACCTGTAGGACCAGTAGGTCCTGTAGGTCCTGTTACACCTATCGGTCCAGTGACACCAGTAGGTCCGATGTCTCCTGTTGGACCAGTAGGTCCAGTTGCTCCGATTGGTCCTGTTGCTCCAGTTGGACCTGTCGCACCAGTTGCCCCAACATCTCCTGCTGTGCCTTGCGGTCCAGTAGGTCCTGTTGCACCAATAGGACCTGTTGAGCCTGTAACACCTTGTGGCCCAGTAGGACCAGTGGCACCGATAGAACCTGTGGCACCTGTAGGTCCTACGATACCAGCACTAAAGATTACAAAGATTACATTTTGGTTGTTAGAAAAGTTAGTTGTGCCAGTTCCGCCTGATGTTACAAATGTTACTGGAATCTGAACATATCCTGTTTGCAGTGTTGGTGCAGCAGATACTGTCCACTTTTGGAAGTTATCAGAAGTATTATCATCTTGAATAATTAAAGTATCGTTTTGCTTAATCAAAGCCAAGAAGATGTCAATATCAAAACCATCAACATCAATATGACTTACATTGATTTGAGTGGCAGATACTTGTGTTGCATTGTTGTAAATAAGATGTGTGTTGCCAGGATCGCCTGTAGTAATAGTTGTCTTGACTTTGTAGTCATAGAAGTTAGCACCGCCACCATCGGCACCTGTAGCACCAGTTGGTCCAGTAGCGCCTGTAGCACCTACTGTTCCAGTAGCACCAGTAGGGCCTGTAGGCCCCGTAGCGCCTATTACCCCTGTCGGACCTACGTCACCTGTCACACCTTGCGGTCCAGTGGCTCCTACAGGGCCTGTAGCGCCCGCAGGACCTGTATTACCAGTGACTCCTACTGGTCCTGTGGCACCTACGGGACCAGTAGGTCCAGTCGGTCCTGTGTCTCCTGTAATACCTTGAGGTCCTGTTGGACCTGTTGCACCCGTATTACCAGTTGGGCCTGTAGCACCTGTGGGTCCTGTTGCTCCTGTACTTCCTGTCGGGCCTGTAGCCCCAGTCGGACCAGTTTGTCCTGTATTGCCCGTAGCACCTGTCGCTCCTGTGCTTCCTGTGGGACCAGTGAGACCAGTTGGGCCAGTAGATCCTGTAGCACCAGTATTACCAGTTGGTCCTGTAGGACCAGTAGGGCCTGTTAGTCCTTGACCACCTTGCGGTCCTTGACTTGCTGAAAACTCTACTGCAACTTGTGGAGTGATTGACTCAATTACGATAATAGTACTCACGTAGTCACGGCCCCCGTTACTATGAACTTACCTTCTAAGACTCTTGTTATTTCTGCACCTGAATCTAAAACTAAATCATATGAATATCTACTAGCAACAATATCGCCAGTAGTTGTAGCATCAATAGTTACGGTAACTCGTCCATTAAGAGCATCAAATACCATACGACCATTAGCAGTAGATGCAACTACAGTAGTTGTAGATGCGCCCACAAATGGGCGTACTGTCATTGTTCCTGTGTATCCTGTTAGGTTCCAAGGAGTTGCAGTTCCAGCAATGTTGTTCTGCACTTGGAACTGAAAGTTAAATGTAGTGGCCTGATCGCAGACTAAATTATATTTCGCACTCATCAGGTAGAGACCGCCCTGAGAGCAGCCGCCGCAGGTAAGCCAGAAGTAGAAGCGAGCTGATTACATACACCATTAAAATCAAGCCAATTAGCTTTATTAGCGTTGCCAGCAATTTGATTTAGAACTCCTACGGTGTCTGTTACAGTAAGAGTGACGCTACGTTGCGCTGCCCATTCTCGGGCTGCCTTAGCCATATCAACCATATTAGCAGCAATGCGATAGGTTCCACCATTAGCTAGACGATTTAACTCTGAGTTGAGAGTTGTACCTGCAACACCTAGTGCCACTGTTTACTCCTTACTTCTTCTTTTTTCTTGCTGCTGCTGCGTTATCTATTAGATTTGGATATGGACGACCTGCTGCTTTAGCGCGAGCTTTAGCTGCGCTCTTCTGTGCAGGTGTTAATTTTGTTGATTTCTTCTTTGGGTTCTTTGTTTCCCAGAATGGTTTCTTCTTCACCACTTCACCTTATCTGCCCAAAATGCGGCGCTCATCTTGCCTTTAGCAATGTTTTTTGAATGTCTTGCTTTGAATGACTTCTGTCTAGCAGTAGGCTTCTTATCGCCGCTTACGCCTTGCTGTCCGAATCTAATTGTCTTGACTTGAGATCCTTCTTTGGCAACAACAACGTGGCTCTTAGTTGGGTGGCTAGGCGTACGCTTGGGCTTATTGAAGCCCGATACACCAGCGCGTGTAAGACGTGAATCACTTTTTTTCTTTGCCATATTCTCCGTACTTTCCTAAGATTGCTCGGATTGTTCCGTTCTTATTGAGTCTAACAATAAATCCGTTTTTAATCTGAACAGAGTTAAATCCTCGGTGTGTCTTGTATTGTCCCGAAGACATTACTTTTTCTTCTTAGACATTCCTGCTTGAGACAAGGCAATAGCTATGGCTTGCTTCTTAGATTTTACTTTCTTAGAAGACTTGCCGATATTAAGTTCGCCCTTCTTATACTCACGCATTACTTTAGCAACCTTCTTAGCGCCTTTTGCTTTCTTCATTTGGCAGGCTTTCCTGGAGCACCCTTCATCAAGGACTCATAGGTCATAAAAGGCTTATCGTTTGTGTCTGGAGGCCAAGGTGTGTACTCGTTCTCTTCTGGCTCAAACTTGTTGCTATATTCGTTTGGGTAGTTTCCTGGCATTTTAGTTCTCCTTGAACTTTAGAGTGTTTCCATCAAAGGCTTTACCAACCTCATTAGATAACATCATTGCTGCGTCTATATCTTTTTTCTTGGTAGATATTGGTTCTACTCCCTGCTTTACAGCAGAGTAGTAAGAGTCCAATTCTTTATCCCATTTGATTTCTTTATCTTTATCCCAGCCTTGCCTGGTAGGGAAGCACCCTGCAAAGTTTGGCATAGTAATTACTCTCATCATTTCATTACTGCAGACGGAGCAAATCTCTTCTTTTTCAAAGTCAGAGTATGATCTTAATATCTCTTCTTTAACTTCGCAGGTGCTACAGATATAATCGTATCTAGGCATTATATTTGTGTCACAAAACTTGAGTAACCAGCGTTAATAAATATCTGGGCTTGAGCATCACTAATTGTATTGGTAGTTCCGCCAAGATAGTATGAATCAGCAGCAGCTAGTGTGTCTTGGCTTGGTGTCTGCTCTGTAGTAACGGTAGTTCCATTAACAATAAATGTATAGCCACGAGGAATATCAGTAATAAATGGATTGATAGTTCCTGTTATTGAACCACCAGTTACTGGCCTAGCAGCAAGACGAGCGTATGGAGTGAACTGGGTGTAGTCAGCTCCCCAAGTTTCCCAACGCCAAGGTGTCGTTAATGTGTAGGGCATCTTTTCCTTTCAGAATTAACTCACCACCAAGCAGGGCTTCTAGGTCCTGCCTGATAGTCAATCAACTACTAGTTGATAGAAGTTGCAGTCTCAATGCGGTATAGAGCCGCTTCACGAAGACGTGCAAAGCCACCGAAATAGTACCAGCCGATGGTGCGGAAACGGCGCAGAGCGTCAATTTCTGGACCAATCACAACTGATGTATCTTGAACGGTTGCTTCAGCAAGTGCTTCACGACCTGCAACTACTGCGCTATAGACAGTAACTGCTGGTGATTGCGTATTTGCCGCAGACGGAACGCGAGGTGTTTCAACAATGAATGCACCTTCAAGAACGCCAACTGCTCCAGCAACGAACGGAGTACGATCAACGTACTTGGTTAGTTCCTGGAATCCACCAGTACCTGATTCGGCACGGAGGTCAGCAGACTGACGTGGGTGTAGATATGCAGCATATAGATCGCCAATGCGAGGAACTGCCTTGTTGCTGCGTAGTTGAACAACAGCCTTACGGATGTTAGCAGAAGTGATGGTGCCAGAGGATGTAATAGAGTTGGTGCCAGTTGCGGCTCCACCGTAGATTACGTTAGTTCCTGTAGAACCAGTTAGAACGGCTGCTACTACAGAGTCAATAGAATCTGCAGCGTTGTATGCAATGATGTCAGCAAGAGCTGAGTCAACATCGTTGAAAGAAGTTAGGTTCAACTTCTTGGTTGTTGTTACGGCTGAGCCGTACTCGTTAAGTGTTACAGTAACCTGTGAAGGGTTACCAAGAGCAATAGAGGAAACATCAGAAGTTTCTGTCAATGTACCAGTCGCTGTTGCGAGATCTGAGTAAATGGAGAATACAACTGACGAACCTGGCATTGCTTGCTGTACTGGCTTAACATCAGCCAACGCACGCATCACTGGGATGGAGCGAAGAGCCATACGAACATACTGATCGTACGCACTCTGTACAAGGTTTTGCATTGACGAAATTTGTGTCAATGTACCTGTAGGAATTGCCATTTATTTTACCTTTCGGATAGGTTCGGTCTTAGAGACCAGACGACCTAATAATTTCATCCAGTTCTTCACGGCTATTTGCATTCATCAACTTACGATGAACGTCTGCTTGGAACTCAGGAGTAACTCCCTGTTCTACAGCATTGGTCATCCGTTGATATGCAGCAGCCTGTTTTGGATCTACATTAGGCGTTGCCTGGTTAGACTGGGTTTCATAGCCGAATACATCGGCATAATCTTCCAGCCATTTAGATACAGACTCTTCAGTTGGGTCTATATCCTGTGGGATAAATGCAGCAATTTTGCTGTTTACCCCGCGACTAGCAAGCGCATCTTTGATTGCTCGTTCACGGTTGGATTTAGAGATAGATTCAAACTGAGTTTTTAGGTCAGCTAGTTCTTTCTCTTTTTGTTTATTTGCTTTTCGCAACTGTTTGACGAGGTCATTACCGTTATCGGTATCAAAGTCGTCATCTTCGTAGTCGTAGTTGGACATAGGTCCTTCTCCCATTTCTTTTTTAGTTTACGTAGACCTCATACAGATTCGGGGGATTTCTGTATGGCTTCTACTACTGGTTTTGATATCTCTCTAACGGACCAGTCGTCCCGTTAGCAGGCTTTAGTATTGACCAGCGCGTTCGCGGTCTAGTGCTCCACCAGTCATTCCAGTGGTGCCACCAAAGGTGGCTGTCTCAAGTTGTCCTAACTTGCGCCTTTGACGGCGTGCTTTATCAGCATCAGGTAGGGCAAAGACTTCTGTCTCTGCTACTTGTTGAGTGTAGTCAGGTTGTTGATAAATGTTTGATAGTTGGCGACCACGCTCTAGGCCACTAGCGATAGTTCCGAAGCCTTGTTGAGCTGTCTCTTTGGTAACGCCATAACGTTGCAGTTCTTCTGCTCTAGCAAGTCCAGTTTGAAGACCTGCCTGCATTGCACCTGCTCCAATTTCAGCAGCTTGAACTTTACGCTTGATGTTAGTAATTGCCTTGTCAGGGTCAAGAGTGTAGGCAAGGATATCTCCACCAGTAATCTCAGGATAGAACTCACGAAGTGCTTTAGAAACTTCTGGGTTAGCGTTAATGACTCGGTTCTGTGCAGTCTGGATACGATCTTCTAGCTCAACAGCAGATACATCTCCGCCGATAAACTTCTCAAATCCTTCTTGACGACCCATATCTCCGCGTGTGTAATAACTTTCAGGTAGACCATATTGACGCATTACATTCTGATACTGGTCCTCAAGACCAACATACTCTGCCTCAGATATAGCACGAAATCCTTTTTTAATGCGTTGAGCATTAGCAGCAAAGCGTTTTTCATAGGCAGGTGTAGCTCGAAGCCTTAAAGTAAGTTCATCTTTTGATAGACCCTCTACAATAAAACCTTTAACCCCTTCTACAAGAGCTCCCATACCATAACGGTCAAACTCTGAAAAGAGTAAGTCATAGGCAGATTGACTTTCCTTTTTTTTAGTATCAAGGTTTGCTTGATATGTAGTATAAGCATCAGAAGTTGTAAATTGTTTTCCATCAGATGCGGTATAAGTCATAACACCGTTAACCATACGACCAGCACCACCAGCACCACCAGCACCACCAGCACCACCAGCACTCGTAGAAGTGCTCATTTGTGCAGGGTCTCCAGGATAACCTGAAAGACCATAGGACAGTGCATCTCTTGCCTGTTCCCGTCTTATGTAAGATGGGTCATTTTCAAAGATAGATTGAAGTTGCTGGCGTGCTTTAGCAGCAGCGGCCTGGTCATTAGTAGCATTTCCTACTGATTTGCCAAGTGTAAGTATGTCCGACTCAGTAATTGCACGAGAGCCTCTGACATACTGTTGTGGACCTGTGCCGCCGTACTCGCCTGTGCCGTATCCAGTGGTACCAGGTAATTTTTTAGCAGGTGTTGCGCTAGCGTATGGGTCATAAGAAGCATTGATTCCATAACCAGAACCAAGGACACCTTCTTTGTTTACACCACCAACGAATGCGACAAGGTCTGCATCTGATGCAGCAGACAAAGCCTTTAAGTCTGCTACTGGTTGTATTCCAGTACCTGCAACTCCATCAAAAGGAGGACGACCAGCCTTGAGGTTTGCTCTAACTGTTTCAGCGAACTTTTTTTCTGCTGCAGCATCACGAACGAATTGTGAGCCACCTGTACCAGTTGGTGTTCTTAGACCAAGGGTAGCAAGTTCTCCTGCGATGCCAGCATAATTAACATTGGAGCCAGCTTGAATCTGTTCTTTGGATAATTCTTTTCCGTTTTCATAGAGTTTGTTATTGATAAGACCAGTTGCTGGTCTTCCATCTTTCCAAAGACGCATCTCTGTCTTGGTACCAAATACTTTAGGGTCAGTTTCTGCTTGCGCCTTACCACTGTATATGTTTGTCTCAACCAGAGATAGGCCTTTACTGGCTGGAGTACTGCTTTGTACTACATCTCCGTAGTATGCTTGTGAGTATGCACCAAATTTTGTTTCAGCCATTTATCTACCCCTGGAATCCGAAGTCACGAAGTATGCCAAGTGTGGTGTCAGCAACTTCCTCACGAGCTTGCTCTGTATATTGCCAACGAGAATCCTTGCGGAGAGCCCGTTTGAAGTCATAGATATTACTTCCGCCTTTATCAGAAAACAGACCATATCCAGATAATTCTTTAAGTTCTATTTCTTCTGGATTTAGTTCAAGTACGGATGCCATAATGTTTTTATATGGAGAATAAACTTGGTCTAAATCATAACCTTGATTAAGTAGATTACGAACATACTCTGGCTGCCCAGTTCCAGCAATTATGCGAGCATCCTGAGCAATGCGGTTAATGTCTAATTCGCCAAGTGTTAATTTTTGCAGAACTGCAGTTTCAAGATCTCCACCAGTTGTAGTAGCAGAAACGCCTGGAAGTATATCCCTTATGGATAAACCATTTGCTTTTGCTATAGCTTGCAAGGTTTGATAATTCTGTAAGGCTTGTCCTGAAAAACCAGTAGTAGTAGTTCCTGCACCAGGCAGACCTGTTCCTACGATACTTGTAATCTTACCAACGTACGGAGCAATAAATGAATCTATTGCAAGCGTGTCATTTTCTAAGAAGCCATTGTAAATTTTGCTTACAATCTGGTCTAGTTGTTCTGGTCCTAGATTAGCGCCAAGAGAACGAGCGCGTGATTGAACACTGCGTTTAATGGTAGCAGAATCTAAAGCATATTCTGTGTTACCTACATCGGTTCCTGCAGCGCGTAGTTCATCATACTTAGCTTTTGCTATAATACGTGTTCGTATCGGAGCAGCGTTCTTTTGCCACCAAGTAGTTAACTTTGCTTCAGATAAAAACCTTGCTTCATCGTAGTTATTATTAACAGCCTTAACAAGCAATTCACCTAGTTTTGGGTCAAGATTAAAAATGTAATCGGGTAAATCAAACCAAAATTCAGTGCTTGCAAGTAAGGTCTTAAGATCTTTTGGAGTTCCCTCTAGAACACCAGGAACTGCTCCTTCTCCCATAGATTTTTTTTCGCCAATACGAACTGATCCCACATCAAAAGAACCTAGTGCTGCATTTCCTTTTCCACCACCAGTAGGAAATTCAGGCATAGTGCCTTTGCCGCCAGGAGTCTTTTTGCCTGCTGCAATATCTGCTTCATCTTTTGCTGTTTGTTCAGCAGTTTTCGTAGCCTGAAGAGTTACTGGTCCAGTAGGACCTGCTGTAGGTTTTGCTGATTGAGGTTTAGGCGCAGTAGGTAACTTAATGACTTCTGGTTTCTGGGCAATAATTTTTTCTAATTTAGAAATTTTTGTGTTTAGATTTTCAGCAGCAGTCCTAAGCTCAGAACGTCTAGCCTCAGAAATTGTTTTATTTTTTTCTTTACCAGTAGATAATATAAGAATATATCCATCGTAAATAATTTTCTGAGTTCTGAGAGAACGCTTTGCGTCAGCTTGACGTTTTTTTAGTTCTTCGTTACGCTTTTTAATAGCATCAATTTTTTCTTTATTGGCTGCAGCAGTTTCTGCTTGAGTACCTTGGTTTTGTTTTGCCTTAATATCTTCTTCAACGGCCATTAGTCAGCACCTAACGCTTTCATAAATGTCTCATAAAAGCCAAGAACTTTATTAGCCTTTGCCTCATCAGTTCCTGATACTTTGTCTAAAAGGTATTGTGTTGAATTAACGCCGCCTGTTGTTGTGATAACGCTCTTGCCGCCTACTTTGGCAGTGGTTGTTACTACAGGGCTTTTCTTTTGAGCTTTTTGTAAAGCATTAGTGTATTTATTTATCTCTTCTTTACTTGCACTGCGTCCAAATTGGTCTTTGAATACTGTGTCAATTAAAGCCTTGGCTTGGTCTTCTGTAGCAATAACTCTTTGCTCTGTTACTCTTGGTCCACCAGTTCCCGTAGTTAGAGCGCTACGAGCAGCAATTTCTTGACCTAGATATCCAGTAAAAAAAGCATCATTAAAAGGCTGACCTAACTGCATAGCAGAAGTTTCTGCTGCCATAAGAGCGCTTGAATAAGCGTTTGCTAATGCTTGGTTGTAAAGACCATTAGTAGGGAAACCGCGATAGCCAGCGTTCTTTAGTGCTTGAGCAATTACGGCTCTTTCTTTTACTGAAAGATTATAGAAAGCCTGAGCCTGAGTATTTATTCCAATTCCAGCCTGACCATCAAAGCCAGTTGATGGAGTGCCTGAAACCATAGTGCTTCCTTGAGGAACAATCTGCTTGTCCCAAGTACTAATTTCGCTAGGGCCAGGTGCGCTGGTTAATTTCTTAGGTCTAGCCACCGATTACTCTCCTATCAATCTAGCAAAAAGAACATCAAATGCCATCTGAGCATTTGGGTCTTGCTCTGCTAATTCTTTTAAGCGAGCCTTAATATTTGTTTTCATTAAGTCGCGGTAATTCTGTGCGGTCTCAGTATTGCTTGTAATAGTATCTCTGGTTACCTGATAATTGTCTAACTCTGCAACCATTTGACGAAGGACTGATCTTGTTTTTGGTTGAGTCTTAATGTCTTCATCATTGAGCATATCTCTAAGGTCTTTGTAAGCCTTATAGCGTTGAATCTGGCGAGAGCCACCAGAGCCTAGCTCTTCTTGCATTAGAGGCTTGGTGCCTTTGTATTGGTCTGACCATAGCTGCCATCTTTTGCGTAACTGTGATTTAGCGGAGTCATTAAAGATGTTTGTAAGTTGTGCTTCATATAAATCTTTTTGTTGATAGTAGTACTGGATATCTCTAGCAGTCTGCACTTCTCTCAAGAAGTCAGAGGTTGTCTTACTTACCTTTATTCCTGTATCAAATAGCAATCTATAAGAGTCAAAGTCAAAGTCTCCTACAGAAGGAATTAAGAATGGAGCACCTTCTGGGTACTTCTTGAGTAGGTCTTTGTTCTTTTCAATCCAATCACCAGAGCCATTAACAGATCTTACCAGAGCAACTGTGGTGCGGTCAGACTCAGACACAGCATATGGCATCTGGTCTGGAAATAGACGAATCCATTCTTTTGTGGTCTTGTCAATATCGCCATTGTAACTGTTTAGTAACTGATTAAAGACCTGCTTATATGAAGTACGCTCATTATCGCGCACCCATTGAGCCATTTCGCTTTTAAGGGTTAGCTGAGGCGATGCTGGGGCTACGAATCCAAATAGGAAACGTAAACCAAGAACGGTCATTGTTGATGCTTCTAGTTTTTCTTTATATGCTTGAACTTCACCAGGCGTTGGCGCTTCTTCAAGGCCAGTCTCAGGGTTAATCTTAGGCTTAACACCATAGCCTGCAGCCTCTAGGTAAGTAGCAGCCTTGCGAAACGCTGAAGCGTATTGACTAGAACGTTCATCCTTGTTTAACAGAGCCAATGCTTTATTCACGTGACCAGGTAGCACCGCATTGATAAGTGGTTGGTCTTCACCATATTGACCGACAAGAGCAGACTCAATCTTATCTAGTTGAGGTACTGCACGGAAAATTAACTGTAACGGCAATGCTGCAATAGGACCAGCAAATGTTGGGAACAAAGAGTCTGGGTTCATTGATGGTGTAATCATCTTTAATTTACCACCGAACTCAACAGGTATTGGTGCCTTAAATGCCTCTGGCATACCAAAGACAGTAGCTACCTTGTTCATAACTTTATACACAGGAGTTAAACCTGGGTAGAAAAAGTATTGGTCTCCATTATCATCCGTCTGTACAAAGCCAGAATGAGCAATGCCTTCATAAGTCAACGCTGCGCGTTGGATAGACTCTGGGTTATATTTAGCGGAACGATAGATACGGCGGTAAAAGTCTTCGGTTGCACGATAGAATCTAGCGAAGTTACGACTTGACATAGCAAGTTGACTACGCACTGCTGGATTATCAACAAAAGAAAGAACGCGAGTGGTTGCCATCTCTTGCGCCATTTCAGTAATGTATTTCTTACCGTTTTCCTCACCTAATTGTTTAATTAAATGAGCCTCAAGACCTGAAGATCGCATATCTTTGCGAACCTTTGCATAAGCATCAAGGCCAATAGGGTGACGGGATAGACGAGCATTAGCTTGGCCCATTATATCCCACACTTTTTCGCTTATGGATGGCAGAAACTGTCCTGTATCTGATATCGGTATAAGTTCTGGGCCATAAATAAATTCTGGAGTAAGTCCTTCTTCGGACAATCTACGCATATCATTAAACTTCAGATTTTTAGCAGAGACTACTACGTCTCCAGATTCGTCAGTGAAACGAATTTTATTTAATAACTTGATGTTAAAGCCACCATCACGAGTAGATAATAAATTAAGAATATCTTCTACATTCTTGCGTGCCAATACTTCAGTTGAATAACCTTTTTGAATGGCTTCAAACTTATTAAGTTCTTTAGGTGACAGATTATCTAAATATTGCCTAAGAGCAGTAACTGCTTTGGCGTTATCATCAATATTACCAGGGACAATATTCTTAATAACTAAAGACGACATTGGACTTTTGGCTTCAATACCTAAAAGCGCATAAAGACTCATTAAGGACTGGTCACTCGCAGCAGGGTTGATATTTGTATAACCTTTACCGTAAGACTTAGTATATTTTACGCCATCAATTTCTAATGCGCCAAGTTTTCCAAATTGCTCTACATCGTCTGCTACTTGAATAAAACGGTCTGTTCCTCTAAAAGCATTTTTAGCGCCTTCTCCAAGGTCACCCAAAAATCTATCTGCATCAGAATATGTTACAAGATCGCTAACATACTCACCAATCTCATCATCAAAATAATTAACAAACTTAGACTCTGTAACTGCCCTAGATGTCACCTTACGAGCTGCGTTCACATCTCCAGCTTCGATACCTTTTGTTATTTCATCTGTATATTTCTTAGCAGAACGTGCAGCAAAAAGACGATTTATGAAACCCATATCACCTTTTGCTGCTGCATATTTACGAGCAATGAACTGACCTTTGACAATACCCCAAGCAGAATCTCCTACCAATAAATGGAGACCTAAATCCTCAGATGCGTTACGTATAGGAAAGCGAGGGCCTGCAAGGGTTGTAATAGTCCAGCCTGATGTTAGCTTATTAGCCCAGTCTTTATGGGAGATGCCCATAATCCCATCAATAAGTCCAGACCTAACTGCAAATTTATCAATATCGCTTACAGATGGAGCAGCAATACCTTCTGCTAACTGCCAATCTTTAATAGCAAGTTGTTCGCCATCAAAGTTTGATGGTGAGTATTTAGTAAAACTTACTTTACCTGTAGCCTCATCAACGTTTCTTACGGTTATACCTGCAGAATATTGGTCTTTGCGAGCAATCTTATTGAATGAACCAACGAAACGCTGTGCTCCTGTGGACTTTGTTAGACCACGCACTTCAAATACAGTATTATAGAGTCCTTTGAATATTTGACGGCGTTGACCTTCATTACCTGCACTAAAAGTCTCAGCAATAATACGTGAATGATAACGAGTATTAGCAAGTCGAGCTATACGGTATATCTGATCTGGAGCAGCCGCAGCCATTGGGTCAAAAAACCCATTAGGAAAATACGGAATTGTTGTAAACTTACGAGCAAATCTATCTAAGCGACCTTGAATCTGTGCAAGTGGCATACGAAATGAGCCATCCTTGCCCTTCTTAAATACTGCCTTGCCGCCTTCTTCTTCAATACGGCGCACACCAATACGTCCAACAAAGGCTTCTACATCTGCAATCTCATCTGCACGTTGAGTTAAGCCTGTTGCCACATCTGCAAGTTGCGGTTCTGCGCCATAAAGAGCTTGAACAACCCTACGCCCTACAGCATCAATGTTAAGTACTTTATCGGTTGTGGTAAAGAAACCAATTCTAGCCTTACGTGCAGCATTAAGGACTGGAACAAGTGGCGCTCTTCGCGCTGCTTGGCCTTGTAATATGGTTTTAACGTCAACAACATTTTGTAGATAACCTTTTGCTGTTGCAGAATCTTTAACACCAGCTTTAATAAACTCATCTACTGCTGCAGGTCCAAACTCTGGAGACAATCTACGTAAGCGTTTAGATGCTTCTTCTCCAGCAATAGGGTTTCTAGCGCTACGAGCTGTAGATAAATCTTCCAAAGCCTTGCCATACTCGTCAAAAAACTTAGTTACACCTGGATTAGAAAACACTCTATCTAGGTTCTGTGTATTTTCAGGACCAACAACGGACATAAGGTTACGTCCATAGGAAAACTTTTCTTTTCCTAGTACGTTAAATAACAGATAGTCACCAGCATCGTAGGCTTTTTTAGCCTTACCAAGAATTAAAGTAGGATCTGCAAAGAACCTATAAGAAGCATCAACAAAACCTGATATACCTTTGTATAAAGCGCCAGAACCTTCAAGTTGCTCAGGGAGTAATAAGTTTGCTAACTGACGACCTGGTGAATACTTGGACGCTTGAACGGCATCTAGCGCATCTTGGAATAAATCATCTTTTTTCTGGGCAGCATTAGCTGCAATTACTTTTTGAGTTTCATTTCCTGATGCAATTATTGCGTCCAGGCTTTCACCCTTAGCAATACGCATAGCAATGTCAACTCTGTCTGAGCCATACTTTGCTTTTGCTTGAGTAATACGAGAAGGAGAGAATACTGAATCACCTTTATCGTTTGCAATATCAAAAGCCTTTGATATGTTAACGTCTTGGTCTAAAGCAATAGCACCTGTGCGATAAAGTCGAGTCATAAAATCTGACGCTTCACCTAGGGCAGAAAGGCCACGACCTAAAGTCTCTTTGACGGCAATACCTGCATAGTGTTTAGCATTACCAAGCCAACCACGTTGCGGATTTACTGGGTCTTCATCTCCACCAAGTAAGCCAACCATAGCATTTTGTTGGCCTTGCGGTAATTGATTAAATTGCTGTTGTGCAACAGTTGATGGCATAGCAAGTAAGTTTTTATGAGTATTAAGAAGTTTACCTAAACCATCAATTTGTTTTTTTTGCTGAGGGGTTAGATTTGCACGAAGAGCTGCAGCTTGTAGGTTCTCTTGAGCCACTACATACCTCGCGCTAATGCACGCTGATAAAGAATCTCTACTTCTCCTGATTGGTCATAAGGAAGCATAGTAGCTAAAATGTCAGAAATTCTTTCTTGTTGTATTGGTTGCATACCCATAGCCTCTGGTCCTGGACCTTCACCCATTGCAATACCAGAAGTAATTGGTTCATCAGGGCGCTGTGAATCAGCATACAATGGAGTAATCTGACTTGGAGCCATACCCATACTTGATTGAGATGTAGGGCGCACATCTGGAGTCTTAGCTAGTGGAGCTCCTGCTTTATTAGCAGTGTTCTCAACACCTGAGCCATACTCTGTAGACTGAAATGACATACCATCTGTCCTCTTGGAGAATTTGCCTGGGCCTGCTGCTCCTGCGAGTGGGCCTCTAGCCATTTGGATCCTCCATCTTTTCTAAATCTGATGTAAATTGTTCCCACACTTTGGAAACCTTCGTTGTTCTATTTGCGTTATACACTGCTAAATCTAAAAGTTCTGATGCGAGCATCTCTACAGCTCGGATTATATTCACAAAGAAACCTGATACGATTACAAAAAAATCTGCGAGAGTGACAGAGCGTGGTACGTAATCTTTATCTTCCACGCTCTATCCTCCCAACTAATAACATTAAGCCTTCTTGCCTTTACGACCTGCTGGAGCATATCCAAATGCTACTTTTCCGCCTGTAGGCTTCTTCATATCTTTCTTGCCCTCAGTTGGCTTCTGCATTGGAGCCTTTTCACGACCACCTTTTTTTGTATTCATATTACACCTCCCTCAACCTGCAATAGATGCGAGTAATGACGCTATGTCTGGACGAGAGCCAGCAGCAGGGGCCGCACCCATTTGTTCTGGAGTTGGCTGCGAGGCAGGAACGGGGGCCATACCTGCTGCTGGAACTTGTTCGCCCATCATTTCTGTTGGGACTTCTGGAGCTGGCTCTGGAGCAAATACTTCTTCAATTATCGTCTCAAGTTGTTTACCCTTTTGGCGACCCTTAATAACCTCGGCGATTCTAGAAACAATCTGAGAAGGATCTTGACCTTGGGCTGCAAGTGCTGGAATGGTCTGAGCATACTGAGCAACAGCAAGACGCAAAGAATCACGCATCTCTTCAATATCCACACGCTGCTCTTCTTGAGTGACATTTAACTCCATAGGAATTTCTCTGCGTACATAATCTCTTGATACGAGTTTGTCGCTTCGCATCTGTAGTAAGGCAATAATTGCATTGTTAGGATTCATACCAGACATAATGCCGTAACGGACATCTACTCCGTACTCACCAGCAATCTGACGACTTGGTACATACTTCATATTAAACGGAGTACCGTCATCTACTCCCTTGATTTCCTTGGTCATAGAACCAAAGATTTTCTCATCCACCTCAAAACAGAGAGATACTAATTCGGTAAATAGTCTTGCAAACTGTGCCTGTGCTGCACGTACTTGTGTATCAAAGCCAGCTTGTAGGGCTTGTACTCCGCGACCTGTAATGATTGAAGCATCAACGTTACCGCTACGTACTTCTGGATAGCGTGAACCTAAACGTAGTTCTCGCTCTAGTACGCTGGACTCAGTAAAGACTCCAGGTGGAAGTTCTAATGGAACACGGCGGATACCTTGCGGATTAGCAGAACGCATAATCGCATCAGGACCAAGGGCTAGTTCCTGTACATCTTGCGGAATAGCAATAGGTGCTTGGATAGACTTCTCTGCTGCTTGAATCTGTAATACTGCAAAACGAGCACGAGCAAGTTGTACTGCTAGAACATCATCAAACTGACCGCGTGCTTCTCCGTCTAGGGATGAACGCATTGCAACGCGAGCTAAACATTTACCAATGGCATTAGGTAGGTTTAATAAAATTAAGTTGTTACGATCTGGAACATAGATTAAATCTTGGTCCTTATCGTGGTAGCGAATCATTGTGATATAAGGAGAGCTATTTGCATAGTTCTTATTTGTAATAATTTGGTTATAGAACTCTGGATACTGCATTGCTAGAGTCTCTGCATCAGTATTCATTACTTGAGTAATTGAGATACAGCGACCAAAGCGGTCCATCTCAGGGTAGACACCAAAAGGATTTAGTAAGCGGATTCTAGGATTGTTTGTCTCATAATCCATCTCTACCATTGCTGGTAGTAAGCCGTAGGTGTTAAACCAGTCAGCACCCTGATACATCTGAATCTGTAACTCTGAGCCTGATACGAAGTAATTTGCAATACGAGTTCTAGTATCAGCAGCCTTGCGTGCAGAGTCTGAAACCATATTGGTAGCAGCGCAGTTAAAGGATGGCAGTGGTGCCATTACCTCTGCTAAGTCACGTGCAGCTACATCTACGAAGTTAGCAACCAGAGGCTTTGGGTATTCCTCAGAGAACATAGCAGGATAGACCTTGCTTATATCTCCTTGGCGCACAGATAGCACGTCACGCATACGCTGATCACGCGCTGAGTACTTAGTCTGTAACCGTGATACCTTAGCAATAACCTCTTTGGTTGTAAGCATTTGTCCTTACTTCTTTTTAATTTTCTTTGGTTGTTTCTTCTTGGTAGGCTTGGTGTATCCCATACCAGGTAGAATCACATCGTAATCTGGTGGAACAGAACCTTTTTTATTCTTAGAAGGAATCTTCTTCTTAGTGCCGTAATGATTTGGCATTACTTCTTGCTACCTTGCTTACGTTTTGTTTCAGTTGCATATTGTTCTCTGAAAGTTACGCCCGATTTAGGTTGTTTGATAGATTTAATTTTAGCAGACTTGGTTCCACTCTTGCCTTTAGTTGCTGCTGTGTAAACTTCGCCAACTTGCTTTGCAAGGTTTCTTCCTGCTTTTGCTCTTGTATCACTTCCGCTATATGTTTTACCAACTGTTTTGCCGCGCTTGGTTACATCCAAGCCACGACCTCTTACATTTGAATCAGCAACAGTGCGACCTAAAGTTGAAACTGCTGTTACAATATCACGTACTTCACGTGTGGTAACGTTAAAGCGCTTTGCCACTTTATCAAGTGGACTCATTTTCTTTTTTGCCATTATTTTTTCTTTCCCATCTTCTTAGTAGCAGCTTTCTTCTTAGCAATAAAATCATCAAGCTTTGCCATTACTTGCGCTTCTTTAACTTAGAAAGCGAACCAGCCATATTGCCAATTATAGGTTTTTTTGTTTTTGAAGAACCTACTGAAGAGGTCATCTTTGAACTTATTTTTGGCTTTTTTGTTTTTGCTACTGATGTTGTTGTAGCAGTTCCAGAAATTTTCTTTACGCCAGACTTTGTATATGCTAAACCTGGCTTTACTTTGACTTGTTTTGTCATTATTTCTTCTTACCCATCTTCTTAGTAGCAGCTTTCTTCTTAGCCAACTTAGCGGCCTTCTTACCTTTTGGCGTATATGGAAATTCCATTTTTCCTACTTTTGGCATAATTGCTCCTTAGATGAATTGACGTTGTTGTTCTGCTAACAGCTCGTCTATGTTTATTACTAGACGCTTGCCTCGCTCGTGACGAGACAAAAATGGATTCTTCATATGGTGTGTGGTATGTATTCCGTTATTAAGCCATTCTCTAGCTTTAATCTCACAGAACCATAGAGCCATCACCATATCGGTCTTACCCTTAGTAGTAGGTGACCAGGTAATAAGTTGTTCTATTAAAGCCTTTACATTCTCGGTCTGATCTGATGGGAGATGAATAATGTTATCTCTGTGGTGCTTACCATCTTGCTGCTTAGTTCCAAACAGGGTTGACATAGAAGCTACACCAAAGCCTGCATCCCATTTGTTATTACCAGTATGGTGTTCTCTAAGGACTGTTCCCTTAGATGCTAGGAACTGTCTGATACCTTCATCCTGAGTTAAGAAGGACTGGAAAGCGTTACGCTCTACAACCCATTCAGCAGGAGCATAGACGTTGGTCCAATCAATAATCAACTGTCTAATCTGAGCAGGTGTTGGTCTAGTAATCTTGATAGCATCTACAATGTAGCGCTTATGAGTAATGCGATCTACGCCGTAGCAGATAGCGGCAGTATCACCAACCATTGCAGGGTCTAGCCCACATACAAAAGAAAAACCAGTTAAATCTTTAGGATGGCCTGGGGCTCCCATCTGGAGCCTACCTGACTTACGCATACCATCAATAGAGCCCTTTACACATACAGGGTCAAAGGTGGCATCATCTGAAACATCTTGCTGCTGATAAACTAAAGCCCAAGTCTGAGCATCCATAGCTTGACGTTCTGCATAGAGATGCTTACCGTTCCAGCGAGGATATAAACCCTCTTCTGTCTTATCAGAGTCTTTCTGTCCATCAAAGGGTTGGTCTGAGTTAGGCCAGAGAGTTACCCACTTGGTGGGGTCCTCATTGGTTTCAAGTAATGCTGGCATAGCCAGATATGTCCAAGGGACCAGACCACCAGGGTATCTATCAGGAG